GTTGTAGCGGACGGGCGGGTCGGCGACGGTCCACCGGTCGCCCGCGTCGGGGTGGTTGATGATGACGTCGCCGGGCTGTAGCTCCAGCGGGTGCTTCTGTACCTTGGTCATGTCCTTCGGCTCCTTGTCAGCCGTGGGGCGGGCGACCGCCGCTGTGTCCGCAGCGGCGGTCGCGTCTTCTCTCGGGGTCACCCGTCACCGCCGAGGCGGGGCGGGATGTTCAGGGGGCGGACGTTGCCCGCGGGCGGCGCGTGCTCGCGCACGTCGGCGGCCATCCGGCCCACGACCGACGTCGGGTCGAACTCGATGGCCAACTGCAGGCCCATGAACAACGTCGCGTGGACCTGCGCGCGGGCGATCATCCGGTCGCGGACGTCGGCGGGGTACAGGTCGTCCTCGGTGGACTGCTCCAGCAGTTCCTCGGCCTGCTCGCGGTGCTCGCGGGCGTTCACCGCTGGCCACCGCCCTCGGCCACCTCGTCGTCGCTGTAGCTCAGCGGGTCGGGGTCGGTGAACTCGCCCTCGACCACGTCCGGCAGCTCGGGCACGCGCTGGACCGGTCCCGGCGCGGCCTCGGCCTGCGGGCGGGACAGGTTGTCTGCGGTCACCGCGGCGCGCAGCTGCTCGCGCCGGAACTCCGCGGACGTGGGCACCCAGGGCTCCAGCCGGCGGGCGGCGGTCTTCCACCACATCGACCGGCCCTTGAACTCCGGGTGCTCCGCGCCGCCGTCGAGCCGGTTCCACGGGGAGTAGTTGCTGTTCTTGCTGTCACTGCTCTCGCGGGCGGCCATCACGTCGTCGCGCGACAGGATGACCACCCGGGACACCGCGCCCGTGGTCAGCTCGGCGTAGGCGTACACGCCGACCATCTCGCCGCGGTCCCGCGACCCCTTGGGGCCGAAGAAGTCGGCGCCGGTGGTGCCCTCGCCGCCGAAGTGGTGGACGGGCTTGTCGTCGTGGCCCTCGACGTAGCGGAAGCTGTCGTTCGCGCACACCTCCCGGACGACGACCTTGGCGACCGCGCCCGAGCGGTACATCCGCTCGATGATCCCCCGGTACCCCTCGATGCCCTGGATCTCGGGGCGGCCCTTGCGCTTGCGCGGAACCAGGTAGAACTCGTCGGTGCCGGGCTGGTGGCCCAGCGCCGCGCACCGCATCAGCGCGGTGATGAGGCTGTCGGGGGACGCCTGCGCGGCGGTCATCAGGTCGCCGTTGCCGTACAGGGCGCCGGCCGCGGTCCCCAGGAACGCCTCGATGTCGATGTGCTGGGGCAGGACGGCGTCGAAGTGGGCGCGGCGGCTCCACATGATGGTCACGGGGCCGGACTGCTTGCGCTCGACGGCCTGGCTCACGGTCTCGGTCATGACGCTTCCTTCTTCGCCCGGGGGGCGGTCAGCTTGTCGACGGTGTAGGCCGCGCGGACGTGCTCGGCGACCTCGTAGCGGGAGCGGGTGGCGACCTTCGCCCCGCCCGGGTCGAGCACGGTCTTGGCATCGCCGATGCGGTTGCGGATCTCGTTCTCGGCCAGGGCCACGCGGGCCTTCGCCTTCTTGGCCGCGCGCTTGGCGGCCTCGTAGCGGCGGGCGAGCCCGGCGGGGATGGTGGCCTCGCCGTCTTCGACCTTCGGCCACAGCTCCATCAGGGCGCGGGCGGTCGCGTCGTGCCCGTCGACCGGCGGCGGGTCGCCGTCCTCGATGCGCATGAGGAAGGTGGACGCGGCCTCGCGCATCAGGTGCACGTCGCGCACGTCGTAGGCGACGACGTAGTCACGGCGCTGCCGGGTGGCCAGGAAGAAGCACGTCACGTGTGCCTCGGCCAGCCCGAGCACGTCGAGCTGCCACAGCACCTGCGCCCGGTAGTAGGCGGGGATCTGGTCGGTGCCGTCCTCGCCCCACCCGTCGTACGACCCGGACGACTTGATCTCCAACAGGGAGACGGCCGGGTCGAAGACCGGACCACACGTCCCGCTAAGGCGCCGGTCCGGTGTGGCCATCTGCCACGGCCGTTCCTCGCTGGCGAACAGGCCGCCCTCAAAGACGTGCCACTCGGGGTGGTCGGCGGCCCACTGGTCGGCGATCCACGGCTCCAGGTGCCGCCCCAGCGACATGGCGTCGTTGTCGAAGTCGTCGCTGATCTGGCCCGTCTTCCGAAAGAAGAGATTGAAGGCCGAGTCGAACGGGCTGATGCCGAGGATGACGGCCACCTCGCTGGCGGTGATGGCCGGGCGGCGGGCGGCCAGCCACTCCTCCCGGGGGGCGTCGGGCGGGAGCACGAGGCGGGCGCTCACCGCGCACCCCGCTTCCCCGGCTTGGCCTGCTGCTCGAACACGCTCGGCCGGTACCAGGCGGTGACCAGGCCCGCCCCGGACGCCCACTGCACGCACACCGCCGGGCGCCCGCCGACCAGGGCGTGGGCGCCGGGCAGGTGCATGCGCAGGGCGGGCACGGTGGCGGGGTCCTCGGGGGTGACGACGCCCTGCCAGCCGCTCGGGTGGTGGACCTTGTGGCCGCGCGGGAAGTCGCGCTGCAGGTCGGCGAGGGTCATGACGCCTCGCTCTCGGCCTGCGCGATCAGCTCACCGACGATGCGGCGCAGGTCGGGCAGGGTGTTGTCCGGTTCGAACAGCAGCGGCAGGTCGATCACGTCGTACACGTCGTAGTCGCCGTCGTAGTCGAGTACCGGGGCGGGCAGGTCGAGCATCTGGGCGGCGTACGAGGCGATGTGCACGTGCTCGCCGTGGTCACCGGGGTCGGCACCGGGCCGGACGACGCGATCGCCGTGCTCGTCGCCGTCGTCGTCCCAGGCGAGCTGGGCGCCGGACAGGACGGTCGCCCACCCGGCGAAGCAGTACGCGGTACCGCAGCCACGGTGGCGGTGCGACACCCAGGCGTGCTGGGCCCACTGCTCGGGGTTCTGCTCGATGTGCTCCAGCGTGCGCCGGAGCAGGTCAACGTTGATCGTCACCGGGTCTTCCTCTCGGATGGGGCGCGTCGGGCGCCCGCAGTGGCACTTCTGGCCGCCCAGCGCCCACCGCTCAGCAGCGGCGCGCGGCACGCGGCGGACGATGTGGCCGGACGGGCACCCGTGCGGGGTGTGCAGGGGGACACCACCGGCGGCCACGTCCAGCAGGTGGCGGACGGCGCGGGCGGCGGCGAGCAGGGCGGCGGGGAAGCGGGGGGTCACGACGCACGCTCCGGCAGCCACGCCAGCGCCGAGGCGGGCACGTGCAGCAGGCCGCAGTGGCACACCCCGCGTGGCGAGCGGCAGACCGTCTCGCCCACCACGGCCGGGGTGACGCACCAGTCCGGGGCGAAGTGGGGGGCGTACCCCTCCAGGCCCGTCTGGGGCGGCACGGACACCTCGTAACCGGGGGCGCCGGCGTACCGCCGGGCGCGGACCACCCGGCCGAGGTTGCGGGCGACGACGACGGCGGTGCCGTCCGGGATCGGGGCGCTCACCAGGCACCGACCATCGCGCCGCGCTCATCGGCCAGTGGACCCTCGACACCCGCAGCGACCATGGCCGCCCGAACGTCCGGCCAGCGGTAGCAGGTGAACCGGCCCACCTCCAGGCGGATCAGGTCGCCGGACGCCTCCAGGCGGCGCACACGGCGGGCACCACCCAGCAGGTCGACGGCGTCCTCCGGGCACAGCAGCGCCAGCGGGACGGGGACGGCCTCGCGGACCATCGCGGTGGCCTGGGCGCGCAGCCGGCGCTCGTGGGCGCTCACCGGGCACCGTCCTCACCGAGCATGGCGTGGACCTCGGCGATGGCCTGCCGCGCCGTGCCGGGCTTGCCACTGACCTCGATGCCAGCCTCGGCCGGGCGCGGGGTGTAGGGCAGCGGCTGGCCGGCGCGCTTGCGCAGCGTGGACACCGCCGCGCTGACCGAGTCCGCGTCGCCCGTGGTGGTGTCCAGCACGCCGCGCATGAACGACGTCCGGTCCTCCAGCTCCTCCAGTCGCACCTCGCGCTCGGCGTAGGCGTCCGCCCGGGGCACCTCCAGCAGCTCCCGGATCGCCTCCAGCAGCGCCGGGTAGTCCGGGGCGGGGGGCTTAGGGTTGGTCATCACGACCTCATCTCTGTGAGTGGTGGTGGGGTCGAGGGGCCTCGACGCCGGTGGTGACGGCGCGGGGCCCCGTCTGGTCAGGCGCTCGCTGCGCCGCGGCGGAAGTAGGGGCGCCACAGGGCGGCGATCTTCCGGATCTCTTCCGGCGACAGCGGCCGGTCGTTCTTGCCGTCCTCCCAGCCGGCCTGGAACGCCTCCTCGGGCGTCCGGACCATGCGGGGGCGGCGCGGCTGCTCGGGGGTCTGCTGCTCGGCCATCACGCCGCTCCCAGCTCGTCGAGACCGAGGGTGTCGGGGTCGATCTCCAGCTCGGCGCACACCTCGCGCAGAGCCGGCAGGCTCATCAGCTTCTTGTCGCCCTGCAGCAGCTCGGCGAGCTGCATCCGGATCGCGTTCGACTCGGCCCGCCCGTCGACCACGGCCTGCTCCCGCAGGACGGCGTCCACGAACTGGCGGGGGGTCGCCTCGACCCACAGCACGGTCTGCCGCGCGCCGTCCTCGGTGCGCACCGAGATGCTGGGCGTGATCGGCCGGCCGGTCGTGACGGCCACGCCCCGCGACAACAGCCGCTCGTCGCGGCGGCGGCGCTCCCGCGCGGCCTTGACTCGGGTCACGAGCCGGCTGGCGGCCAGGACGACCTGCGCCTCCCGCCAGTCCTCCAGGTCGGGCATGTCGTGCTCGTCGGCCAGTTCGAGGAAGGCACGGCCCCAGGTGTTCTTGTCGGCGTCGGGGTGCATGCCGAGCACCTGCTCGGCGATGGACTGCCGGAGTTCTTCGCTCACCGGCTGCCCCCTTCGATGAGGCGCAGGCCCGACCGGCCAGCGCGGGTCTTGGACAGCCACTGCCGGGCGTCCTCCAGGACGGCGGCGGCGGTGTTGAGCTCGGCGTCCGACAGCACGGCGCTGACGGCGTCGGGGTCCTGCAGGGGGATGTCGGCGAGGCCGGCCATGGCGCGCGACCAGCGGGCGCGGGTGCGGGTCCGGTTCACCTCGGCAGTCGCGCCGGGCTTGCGCCGTTCGATCGCGGCGAGCAGTTGGTCGTCGTCGGGGATGGCGGCCGCAGCGCGGTCGATGCGGGCGACCGCCTCGTCGGCGCGGTCCTGCCCGGACGGTCCGGCGCTCCACTCGGTACCGGCCAGCAGGTCGGCGTCGGAGGGCGGGGCCGGGGCGGGCGCGGGCGGCTGGTAGGTCTGCCGGATCGCGGCGGCGGTCGGCTTGCCGCCGGTCCGCTCGACGGTCTCCCGCCAGACCTCGGCACGCTCCGGCTCGGGAACGCGGGCCAGCTCGCGGG